AAAAAAAAAAAAAAAAAGAAAACCAAAGAAAAAAATTCCATTTACAGCAAAATTAGCTTTAGGTAGTTTAATTTTGCCTTTAGGACAAGCATTTGCATCTCAAATGAATTTAAGTGAAATTGAAGCACATGATTATTGTTATCCAGTTAAAAGTGGATGGTCAGAATGTCCGCCAAATAAAGTTAGTTTATCTCATAATAGTGCGATTTCATTAACTTTATCTAATTTATATAATTTAGTTGAAGGGGATGAATATATGTATACTGTTGATTGTAAAACAGGTAAAGTTACTATTGTAGACGAAGACGTATCAGGTATAAGTCATCATTGTTTAAATGATAATCAACCAGTAAGTGCTGCAGGAATGATTTCAAGAAAAGGTAATAAAATTATAGTTGATAATTGTAGTGGACACTTTCAACCAGAAGCAGGTGGTTTAAATAATATACATAGAATTTTAGTCAATAAAAATCTTGTAAAAGAAGATGGGTTTTTTATTGTAGATAATCCTTATGACTCTTGTGGTTCAGATGCACAAGAAAACGTCTATACACTGCAACCTTTATAATTAAAATTCATCATAAATAGGGTGTTCAAAATAATCATATACATAATAGTTATTTTTTATTAAGTTTCTATTAGGTAAGTATGTGTATATTATTTCTAATATTTCATCTGGAAAATAATATTTTGAAGACTGTAATAGATTTTTAAGTTCTACAAATGTAATAAAATAATATTGCACTGATGATACATGATTAAAGTTATTTATTCCTGAATCACAATGAATACATGCAATACTATTTCCTCCGGTATGACCTGTATGATTCCCATACCTATCCTTTAAAAATAATTTACTCATTTCTATATCTATCTGATTGTTAATAGGAAAAATATTTTTTAATAGAAATTTAGCACAATTAAAGTTTATAAAATATGCACTAGTTCCTATAAACTGTCCATAATAATTTTTAATATTTTCTAAATTAAGTATAGAATATGATACAAAATTAGTTTTAGAATTAAGAGAAATAAATATTTTATCAAATCTATCAGAATTTAATATAGTCATACATTCATTTATAGAATATTTAAGTTTATCGATATTTTTAAGTTTTATATCATCTTCAACTATTAAAGCATAATCTAATCTATTATTAACTATATATTCCCAACATTTAGAATGAGATATTGCACACCCTACACTTGACCAAGTAGGTAAAATTTTAGTTGATTTTATATGTTGAATGTTTTTTCCGGCCTTATAACTTATATATTTATATTTAAGTTTTTTTGCTAAAGATTTATCAATAGCATCGATTCTTGTTATTGATGTTATTATATCATCTAATTTATATAATTCATTAAAGGTTCGTAATAAATCTGACTGTTTTTCTTTTAAATTGATAATAATAACAGGTATGTTCATTATTAATATCAAATTACGTTATTTTTAAATAACGACTATAATAATATGGTTTTTGCTAATAAAGATGTTACAAAATAAGGGTCCATGTTACTAGCAGGGCGTCTATCTTCAAAATATCCTTTACCTAATTTTTTTGTTTCATTTGGAATTCTTATACTGGCAGCTCTATTACCTAATCCATAAGTAAATTTATTATAGGACGCAGTCTCGTGTTGTCCGGTCATACGCAAATGATTATCTTTTCCATAATGTTTCATGTGTAGTTCATGATTTGCTTCGAGTTTTTTCATAGCTTCTTTTATATATTTCATTCCATCATCGTTTTCTCGTATACTTTTTGTGCTAAAATTTGTATGACATCCAGAACCATTCCAATCACCTTTTATAGGTTTTGGCTCTAATGATACTCTAACTTTATATCCTTCGCATACACGATAAAGAATGTATCGGGAAATTATTAATTCGTCAGCACCATCAATTCCTTCACAAGGTCCTATTTGGTATTCCCATTGTCCCAACATCACTTCAGCATTTATACCACTAAGATTTAATTTTGCATCTAAACATAATTTCAGATGTTTTTCTACAATTTCTCTACCTGATATATTTTCTGTTCCTACTGAACAATAGTAATCAGATTGAGGCCTTGGGTCCCATATAGAAACTAATGGCCACCCTAAAGGTCTATCTGTTTCATAATGCATAAGAATATATTCTTGTTCAATACCATACCAAGGTTGTTCGTTTTTGACTAAATCATTATTGAAAATGTTTAATGCTTGACTTCTAGTATTATAAATATTTGGTGTTCCATCAGGGTCCATGCATTCACACAAAACAAGGATATGATTGTTTTTCCTAAATGGGTCAGGATATATTTTAACAGGTTTTAATATAACCTCTGAATTTTGCCCTTGTGATTGATTAGTACTCGAACCATCAAAATTCCATTTTGGTAAGTCTTCCAAATTCAATGGATTATCTTTATAAACAACTTTTGTTTTAGAACGCGGATATTGATTTGAATCCAACCAAATATATTCTGCTAAAAAATAATTCATTTGCAATATAATATAATTATTATTTTAAGTAATTATTTTTTAAAATATCTATTCATTGATTTTAGTAATATGAATCTTATTATCATCTATTAACCAATTTATTTCTTTAACTAATTTATCTGGACAGTTATTTGATTGGATTATACCTTTTTCTAAAAGATTGGTTCTGATGTTTTTTAATTTTTCTTTCTGTTTGAACTTGTAGTGTTTTTTAATTTGATAATAATTGGGGATTTTTTTTTGTGGTTTAACCTTATTATTCACGGGTTTTATTTTTTTTTGATTAGTCTCATATAAAACGATATCAGGATTACATTTTTTTGGAGATTTTTTTTCTAAAAATATATTTGCTTTACATTTTTTTGGAGATTTTTTTTCCAAAAAAATATTTGGCTTACAGTTTTTTGGAGACATTTGTTTTCCTAATGAAATATTTGTTTTATGTTTATTATTATTTCCTAAAAAAGAACATATGCGTTTATTTTGTTTGGGAGACATTTGTTTTCCTAATAAAATATTTGATTTAATATCTTTAGAAATTTTTTTTTTTGGTTTAAGATTATTATTACTGGAGGTTTTTAAATCTATATTTAATTTAGTTATAGGGGGTTTTTTTACAATACCGTTTGAACGTTTTTTATTTATTTTAAATGGTAAATTTGTTTTTGATTGTTTTTCTAGTAAATCTATTTTAATATTTTTAATAGTCATACAAATATATAATATAAAATATTTTAATTTAAAACTATTTAAAGAATAATATTAATTTGATTACATATAAATTTAATTTTTAATTATTAATAAAATGCAAAAAAATGACTTTACATGGAAAACGGATACATGGAAAGTTATAAAAAAATTAGTTACTCAAGATAATTATTTAATTCAACACCAACTAGATTCTTTTAATAATTTTATTGATAAAGACTTGAAAAATTTAATTAATCAATATAATCCTATACTGTTAAATTATGAATACATGAATGAACAGATATATTATAAAGTAAAAGAAGATAGTTTATATGTAAGTAATAAAAATTTCAAAAAATCTATGACAAGTTGGAAAGAAATAAGAAACACAGATGAACTTAATAGTATAATAAATAAAATGTTAAAAGATATAGATTCAGATAAAAAGGTTGATTTATCAGAAAAATTGGTAAAAAAATTGGATTATACGGAAAAAGTTATTCATGATTTTATGGAAAAAAATATCGATATAAAAAAAATTGCTGTGAATACACATAGGTATGAATTAGAAATAAGTATTGATGATATAAGTATTATTCCACCAACAATTCATGAAAATAATGGTAGGAAAAAATTAATGTTTCCTATGGAAGCAAGATTAAGAAATTTTAGTTATTCTTCTGAGGTATTTTGTTCTGTTAATTTTATAACAAGGGAAAAGTATGGTGAAGGTCTAAAAGAAATTAAAGAATCTAAGAAAACTACAATTAAAAAAGTAAATCTCTGTCAGTTACCTATAATGTTGAAGTCCAAAACTTGTGTATTAAGTGATGTCAATTATAATAAATCTATAGATTATAAAGAATGTGAATGTGATGATGGTGGATACTTTATAATAAATGGTAGTGAAAAAGTATTAATTAGTCAAGAAACAATAGCAAACAATAAAATATATGTTTTCCCTAATAATAGAAAACAATCAAAATATTCACATATTTGTGAAATCAAGTCTCTAGATGATAAAAAATTTTTAACTCCAAAAAATATACAGATTAAAATAACTTCTAAAGAAGATTTATATGGACATCAAATAAAAATATCGATACCACATATAAAAACTGATATACCTATATTTATTGTATTTATAATTCTAGGAATTGAGTCCCATGAAGAAATTATAAATTATATTTTAATAGATTGTGACGATGAAGTTAGACAAGAATATTCAAGAATTTTAAAGGGGTCACTTTACGAATCAATTAATATAACCACAAAAGAAATGGCGGAAGATTATATGTGTAAATATGTAAATATGATGGGCTATAATAGAGATGAAAGTGAAGATGCTAGGAGAATGCTATATTTAAAAGATATATTAAAGAATGATTTATTACCACACGTAAGTGAAAATCCCATAAAGAAAGTCTATTTTCTGGGACTTATGGTTAAAACCTTATTGGATGTATATACTAATAGAAGAAACTACGATGATAGAGATTCATATGTAAATAAAAGGATAGAAACTGCGGGAACTTTAATGATACATGTTTTTAGACAATACTATACTAAATTTTTAAAAGATACTAAAACACAAATTAATAGAGAGTATATGTCTGGTTCTTGGAGAGCAAATAATGATTTCAATATTATTATCAATGAAAGTAATGTTCACAAAATTTTTAAATCTAATACAATTACTACAGGTATTAAATATTCAATGGCGACAGGTAATTGGGGATTAAAGACATCACAAAATAAACAAGGCATATCTCAAGTTCTAAGTAGACTGACATATAATTCAACATTATCTCACCTACGTAGAGTGAATATACCACTTGAAAGAAATTCAAAATTAGTTGCACCAAGAAAACTACATTCAACACAATTTATGAGATTATGTCCAGCCGAAACCCCAGAAGGTGGTTCGGTAGGTGTAGTAAAAAATCTAGCGTTATCTAATCATATAACAAATTATAGTGAAATAGGTTCTATAATACAAATATTTGAGAATGCAACAGACTATGTCAAATCTATTTTAGATTTTCTTCCTAATGACATCAAAGATAAAACTAAAATTTTTATCAATGGAGATTGGCTTTACGTTACAGATTTTCCTAAAGAATTAGTATTACATTTAAAACATCTAAGAAGAAACTGTATTATAAATATTTATGTATCAATAGTATGGAAAATTGATGATTGCAGTATATATATATTTACTGATTCTGGTAGGTCATGTAGGCCATTATATATTTTAGATAATAATAAATTAAAAATAACAAAATCTATTATTGATAAATTAGATTCTGGTAAATATTCTTGGAATTCGTTAATATCATATGGATTAAATACGGGTAATGAAAATAAAGGTATAATTGAATTTTTGGATACAGAGGAAGAGAATACATGTATGATAGCTATTTCTGATGAAAAACTTAACAATTTAGATAAAAAAGTTATAAAATATAATTATACCCATTGTGAAATTAATGCATCTTTACAAACAGGTGTTCTAGCTTCAATTATTCCATTCTCTGACCATAATCAATCTCCAAGAAATACTTATCAATCAGCTATGGGTAAACAAGCTATGGGCGTTTATGCAACAAATTTTAATCATAGAATGGACACCTTAGCAAATGTATTATATTATCCACAATTACCTATAGTTAACAGTAAAATTATTAAATTTTTACCAAGTAATAATTTACCTTGTGGTATAAATTGTATAGTTGCAATTCTTTCTTGGTCGGGGTATAATCAGGAAGACTCAGTTATAATGAATAAGAGTGCTGTAGATAGAGGTTTATTTAGATCAACTTTTTATAGAACTTACAAAGATGATGAAAAAAAATCTCAATCTTCAGGATGTCAGGTCCAAGAGAGATTTTGTAAACCAGATGAAAAAAGCACATTAGGAATGAAATCCCATAATTACTCATTTTTAGATGAAGAGGGTCTTGCTAAAATTAACAGTTTTGTAGATTGCAATGACATAATAATAGGAAAAGTTACACCGTATAAATTTAATAAAAAAGATATGTTTAAATGTGCGGGGACTGCGATAAGACAAAATGAATCAGGATACGTAGACAAAAAAATTATATCAAGAAATAGTGATGGTTATAGATTCGTAAAAATTCGTGTCAGATCAAATAGATATCCGACAATAGGAGACAAGCACTCCAGTCGACATGGACAAAAAGGCACAGTAGGAATGGTTTACAATCATGAAGATATGCCATTTACTAAAGATGGTATTGTTCCTGATATTATAATGAATCCACACGCTGTTCCTAGTAGAATGACTATAGGTCAAATTGTGGAATGTATAACAGCTAAATCTGCATCAAACGTTAATTTGTTTGGAGATGCAACTTCTTTTACAGATAAAAAATTACCAGATTTAGGAAATATTTTAGAAGATAACGGATTCAGTCGTCATGGCGAAGAAGTGTTATATAATGGTAGAACAGGTAAACAATTAAAAGTTAACATTTATATTGGTCCTACATACTACCAAAGATTAAAACATATGGTTGAAGATAAAATACACTCTAGAGCAACAGGTCCTAATGTAATTTTAACGCGTCAACCCGCGGAAGGAAGATCTAAAGATGGTGGATTAAGATTTGGAGAGATGGAACGAGATTGTATACTAGCACACGGCACAACGGTATTTTTAAAAGAAACTCTACAAGACCGTTCTGACAATTTTAGAATGTATACTTGTAATAAATGTGGTTTAGTGGGTATTGTCAATGAAGAATCCCATATTTATCAATGTAAGAATTGTGATAATTATAGTAATTTCAGTGAAGTCAGAATTCCATATGCAATGAAACTTTTTATACAAGAATTAGAAAGTATGTCTATAGCACCGAGGTTAAGGACTGAATAAATCTAATAAAGATATAGATAAATTATTTTTTTATAAATATTTTAGATATAAATTAAAATTGATTGATATATACATCTTATTTAATTAAATAAGATATATGAATCTTCTACGAGAAAATTATAAAACAGAGTTTAACTTTTTAAAAAACAATTTATATAATGATTTAGATTTAATATATTTAGATTTAGTAAGAACTATAAATTCATTGATTTGTAATATTATAGAAATATATAATAACCATAAATGTTTAGTATATTTATATTGTTTGAAAGCATATTTAACAAATGAAAATATTTATTTTCATAAAGCTAGAAATATATACATAAAATATTATAATAATCCTAAAAATATTTTAGTAAAAGTTAAAGATTGGGAAGAACTAGATTTAAATGTCAATGAGTTTGAGGAATTATTATCATGTGAATTAGTGTATTATAACTCAGAAAAAGATTCTAAATTTGATATGAAGGATTCAGATGTTAGATATATTCCAAAACGATATGACCATATAAATTTTAGATATGAAATATTGTCTAATTTGGGAAAAGGAGCTTTTAGTAATGTTTTTAAATGTAGGGATTATGCAAATAATAAAAATAATGTAGCAATTAAAATAATCAGAAACGAACCCAGGTTTAATAAACAAGCTAAAGTAGAATTAACTATTCTAAAACAATTACGAGAAATAAATAATCCTTATATATACACTGTTTTAGACTATTTTAATTTTAGAAATCACCAATGTTTTGTGTTTTCATTATTTGGAATGAATTTATATCAATATACAAAAAAAAATAAATTTGAACCTATGAAAATAGATTTTGTAAGACAAATTTCTAAACAATTACTTTTAGCATTATTAGTTCTAAAAAAAAATAAAATAATACATGCGGATTTGAAACCTGAAAATATAGTCATTGACTCCATAGACAACTCTAAAATATGTATAAAAGTTATAGATTTGGGTTCAGCAACTTTTCTACATGAAAAAATTCATACATACATACAATCTAGATATTATAGAGCTCCAGAAATTATATTAGGATTAGGTTATGACTGTTCAATAGATTTATGGTCATTAGGTTGTATTGTGTATGAATTAACAATCGGATACCCACTATTTAATGATAGAAACGAAACATCATTAATTTTATCACACTATAATTTTTTAGGACAATTTGAAAAAGATTATTTGCTAAAATCAACTAGAAAAAATATTCTTCTAAATCAAATATGCAATTATACACAATTAATACCTTACCATAAACTAAATACTCTTTCTAAAAATTTGGAAATAAGCGAATATAATCAGCTAAGACAATTTTTAGAAAGCATATTTAAATGGAAAACAATAGAAAGAGTCAATATCGAGAATTGTTTAATACATAACTTTATAATTAATTAATTATCTCTATCATCTCTGGATACTTTGTTTACCAATAATATTTTTTTTGTGGGATGCTGACATAACAAATTACCTCCACGAACCCCTCTTACATTTTTAGCCGTTTTTTTTCCATCGTCCAATACTTCTTCAGTATATGATATATATTCTCCATCAATTAATGTTTTATAAGTATTTTCTGGAACATTAATCTCTGAAAAATGAACGAATATATCTTCATTTGAATCTAAATTTGTTACAAATCCAAAACCTTTTTTGTTGCTAAACCATTTTACACATCCTAGACAGTCTGACATAATATATTTATACCTATTTATTTATCTTTAAATAGTTATACGAATTATTAGAATAAATAATATCTATATAATTTAAATGAAAAAATATATATTTTTAGTAATAATAGTGTTTATAATTATACATTTTAGAGATTATGCTAAAATAAAAAATAAGTATGAAATATTAACTATAAAATATAATAAAAATATTGATTTTAATCTTAGAGAAAAACTACCTGCTGTTATTTACGATTTACCTATTAATAATTTACAAATATTATTTTCTCCTTTAAGTATGTCAAAACATAAATTTTTATTAAATTCAGGATATTATAAACATATCAACGATAGAACTTTTTTGTATACCAATAAAAATACAAGTATAGAAATCATGGTTCCTAAAGAAACAATTAATTTTAAGAAAAAAAATATTAATAATGGAATTATTAATGTTGAACCCTCTAATTTAAATTATAAATATGTATTAATGAATATTTATAAAAATACTATAGTATTTATTCCTAAATTTTGGATATTTAGAATAATTAAATCAGGAGAAATTTTCGTATATACAAGTAGAACTTTACTTTCAAATGTATTTAGAATATTTAATTAAAATATAAAGAATTAATATATATTAATTAATTATGGGAGGTGGATTACTACAATTATCTGCATATGGTAGTGAGAACGAATATTTAAATGGAAATCCTCAAATCAGTTTTTTCAAAACGGTATATAAAAGATATACTAATTTTGCAATACAAAATATAAATGTAGAGTTATTAGGAGCAGAACAATTGAATTTCGACACATCTATCAAAGTTAAAACTAAAATTCCTAGAAATGCCGATTTAATCAAAAGTGTTTTTTTACAAGTTAATTTACCAAATATTATATCTTCTGAAGAAAATAATTTTTATTGGGTTAAAGGTATAGGATTAGCTATGTTAAATGACATAGATATATATATAGGTGGTCAATTAATAGAAAGAATTGATGGAAAATATATATGGAATTATAATAATTTAAATCTGTCAGAAGAAAAAGCTTTTATTTTCAACCAATTAATAGGAAATGATATAGATTTAAGTTATCGAGCATCATATGATGGAACTTATTATGGTTATAATTCAACTAAATTTGTAAATAAAAATCAATTGACTAAAAATTATCAAACGCGTCCGAGTATTTTGGGTAGAATATTAAATATTCCTATTCCATTTTGGTTTACAAAAAATATTGGTTTAGCTTTACCATTAATTGCATTACAGTATCATGATATTGAAATAACGATAAACTTTAAACCTGCAAGAGATTTATATACAATTCAAAAAAAAGATAAAAGGTACTATTATTATAAAAATGGTAATCACTATACAAATTTGTTAAACAATGATAAAAATAGTGATTTTTGCTCCAATAGTTGTAGTTATGAAACAGAAACTTGTACATCAGATAGTTGTAGTTGTGAGACAGATAGTTGTTTTTCAGAGATATCTAATAAATCTCAAAGAGATAATATTAATATAAATTCTATATTTGATGAGAAAAAAGCTCAACTTATATCAGATAAAGATAGTAATTTTAATAATTTAATTGATGAATTAAATGATAAGGAAGAAATTAGGTATAACTATTTAGAAGAAAAAATAAATACTAGTTCGAATATAGACAACTCAATCAATTCAGAACAATTTTCCTATATGTCTAAAAAAAAAAAAAATAAAACCAATTTATTAAATTCTATGTTTGAAAAAAAGTTTGAAGAATATGTCAAAATTAATTTGGATAATAAATTTATTTCTGAAATTCGTGGTAATGCTTTTAAAAAAAATAATTTAGGTTCTTTTTATACATATGTTAGAAAAAAAGCTAATCTAAATAATAAAGATGAACATATAAGTAATTTTATTTATGGTTCATATCAAGATAAAACATGGAGTTTAGAAGCATCTTTAAATATCGAATATATTTTTTTAGATGATGAGGAAAGAAAGCAATTTGCAAGATGTTCACATGAATATTTAATTGAACAAAGTATTAAAATAGATAAATTGGATATACAACATAATTCACATATAACATTTGATGAATTATATCATCCTGTTAAAGAAATCATTTTTACTTTTCAAAGAAATGATAGTTTTAAACGGAACGAGTGGCTTAACGATACAATTTTAGAATATAATGGAGAAAGGCTAAGAAAAGATTATCAATTTTATCTACAAAATTCATGGTGGTTTAATTGTTGTGAAACAGCAAAAAATAATCCTATCGAAATTAATTTTGACAATGAAAAAATTTTGTGTGATAGATATCAAGAATTATTGTTTAGATTTGGACCATCAGGTGAGGCAGGTGATAAAACAGCTGGAATTTTAGGTTTTAATATAGAAGATACTGAAACACTTTATACATTACAAGAAATCAAAAAATTAGCAAATTTTTGGTTATTTACTCCTAAATCTGAAATACCTATGATAGATAATACTAATATTAGAACCTATTCTAAAAATCCATTAATTGATTTAGGAATAAAAATTAATGGATTAGTTAGAGAAGAAGTTAAATCATCTATCTTTTTTACAAATATACAACCATATTTATATAATAAACGAATTCCAGAGTACCCTATATATATTTATTCATTTTCTATTAATCCTGAAACGTACCAACCTATGGGGACATGCAATTTTTCAAGGATAAATACTTTGACTTTTGACCTTAATTTAATAGAAACACCTATTAACAATAAAAAACCTATTTTGGGTAAAAATATATCAAGAGATTATGAATTTAATGGACAATTTTACTTTATAAATTATAATATTCTTAAAATTATGGGTGGTATGGGAGGATTAAAATTTACCAATTAACTTATCATTTCTGCTTTAATACTTGGATGATTATAATATGAATTTAAAGTAAAATCACTTGGAATATAATCGTTTATATTATTTTTTTTATTTATTTTTAATTTTGGAAATTGGTATGGAGCTCTTTTTAATTGTTCTTTTATTTGTTCAATATGATTTTGATAAATATGAGCATCACCTAATACAATAACAATTTTACCTGGTTTATAAATTGTCTGTGTAGAAATTATATACGTCAATAAGGCGGTCGAAGCTATGTTAAATGGAACACCTAGAAATAAGTCTCCTGACCTTTGGTACATCTGGCAATCCAAATATTTTCCCTCTCTGACATAAAATTGGTATGATACATGACATGGTGGTAATACCATTTCTTGTAATTGACATGGATTCCATGCCGTCATAAAAATTCTTCTTGATGTAGGATCATTTTTTAATAAATCAATACAATTTTGTAATTGGTCGACACCTTTTCCACTGTATTCTTTATTAGGACCTTCATATTTAGCGTTATAATATCTCCACTGGAATCCGTATATTGGACCACAAACACCTTCTTCATAATCTAATCCTAAATTATCTAAATATTCTCTATTACTATTGCCATTCCATATGTTTACTTTATTTTTAGTAAGTTCTTTGGAATCTGTTTTTCCATTTATAAACCATAAGAGTTCATATAATATTCCTTTCCAATATACTTTTTTTGTAGTTAATAATGGAATATATGTGGATATATCAAATTCCATCCTTAATCCAAATTTTGAAAGTGTTGTAGCGTTTCGTGTTTTTCTCAAGTCTCCTGTTTCTAATACATTTTTAATTAAATTAAGATATTCATATTCTTGCATATTTTTTTCAAAAGTGTTTGTATTCTTTGCAATATATTTATTAATATCGTATTTTATAATAGCGTATCTCTTATTGTTTATATTACATAAACAGTTTTGTTGTTCAAAACTATTTAATTTACAAACTTTATAATTGGTTTTATCTATTTTTGGGAAAAAAACATCGCCTTTTGGTAAATCCTTATTTTCAATTTCTGTTAAATACAAAAGATTAAATAAATTATTTTCAATAAAATAGTTATAGATACTCGCACCACCTATTACATATAAATTTTCAATATTATCTTTATTATAACAATAATGCAATGCTTGGTTAATATTATTAAATAAATAGGTATCTTTGTAATCCTTATCTTTTATCATCTTTTTAAGCTTTAGATATTCCGTATCAGATATAACAATATTAACTCTATTTTCTAATGGTCTGAATTTTTCTGGAATAGATAAAAATGTATTTTTCCCCATTAAAACCGCATGTTTTTTCTCTGAATTGTCTGTATTCAAGGTTTTAGCTTTAAAAAAATCAAGGTCATCTTTAAGTTTTAATATTAAGTCGTTTTTATACCCTATTGAATTATCATGTGTTTTTGATGCTATTCCTATAATTTTCATAATTATACATATATACAATATTATAATTTTATATATATATAATTACTATTGGGATTGTTCATGTGGATAAGTTTGTATTGTGAGCAATTTATTAATTTTGGAGGTTCTTAAGTTAATTTTATCAATTATTATATCAATTTTTGAACATATCGATATGTCACCATTATATGTTAGTTTTAAATTTTGTAATCCTTTAATAGCATTTGTTAATTCGCTAGACATAATTTGAAGTTGTTGTGAATTATCTGTTTGAAAATAATTTTCTGGAACAGTTCTTTTATAGTAATAATTATTATCAATACTTATGTTTGTTGATGAGTTTATCTCTGAATTATATATTTTATCAATAGTTATAAATGTTGAGTCTATTAAGTTTTCAATAGACTCTAAAGTAGATTTCCTACTATCACTATTCCACCATCTCTTTATAAATTGTGTATATTCAGCTTGGTCAATTATAAGTAAATTACCATTATTAGTTAATTTATCATTAGGCTTAATATTGGACAAAATTTTTAAATTTGTCAAAATAGTTTCTAATGAAAGTGTGTTGTTTTCAACGGATTCAATAACTTCATTATTTTCCATTATATATATATATATATATTATAAATATATTATCTTTAATTAATTTTAAATTAATTTATTGTATAGTATAATTTAAAATTATTTTTCTAATATAATTATATGTACGATAATATACGCTGTCCTTTTTCACAAAAAAATGTAGATGTAAATACTAAATATGGTAAATTTTTAATCAGGAGATATGAAAATAATCTTAAAAATTACAATTTAAATATAAATAATTTTAAATCAGAATATTTAAAAATAACTCCACAAACTTTACTTAATTTATTTGATAAAAATGTAGCCATAGTAAATGTTCTAGATAGTGATTATAGAATTACTGATGAAAATTTTAATACAAGTAATAGTTTTGGAAAAGATTTTATGTATTTAAATAAAGAGTTAATTAAAAAATTTAATTTATTGGTTTTATATTGTGGTAATTATACTTGTCCCGCTTCAAAAACATATGCAGATAGTTTAGTTAAGATTTATCCTACATTAAAAAATAAAATAGTTTTATATGAAGGAGGATTATTAGAATGGGCAAGTTTCTCTTTAATAATACCTGAAAAATTTTGTATTTTAGAGAAAATTAATAATTCGATTTTAAATAAAAGAGATTTAAAAAAAGTTTTTGTTGATATGAATCATTGGGATGAAAAAAAAAAGGGGAAAAAGTATCCCAATATAATTTTAGAAAATCAAAATATTAGTAATTTTTTTAATATAATTCTTTTAAAATAAAAATATTTTTGTATTATATAGATAATATGTTTAATAAAATTTATAATCCTTATACACAAAGTTTTATTGATTTTCCTTCTAAAGAGGGTATTATGTTATTAAATAATTATATGTTAGGAGGGGCTAACTCAGGTAGAAATCAAATGTCTAGATACAATAGAGGTAAGCAAACTAAAATGGCAAAACAAAGTTCCAAAGTTTTAAGACAACATCAAAAATATTTAGATAAAAAAAGTAAAATTAATTCATTAAGAAATCAAGTTATTAAAAATAAAATATTAGATGACTATGCGACTAAGATTAAATATGTTGATACTCAACCTGAATTAATGGAAATTTATACTGATGCGTTAAAATACTTGCCATTAAAATATAAAAGTGATATAAGATTTACTCCAAAATCTAGTATGAATACATCGCTTGTTTTTATTTTAATTTATATAATTTTAGGTATTAGATTTGGATATGGTGAAGCAGGTAAGAATGTTGATATATTTAATAGAATGCATGAGGATTTAATAGCTTTTAGAGACAAATTCCATGAAGACATCGATATAGCCCAGGACCCAGTGCGCCAAGAAGCTGCCAGAATAGCTATACTTGAAAAAGATTTTGCAAAACATGAAAGAGAAATGATTAAAGATTTTAACGATTTAAAAGCGAAAAAAAATTCATTAGGAAGTAAAGAATATAGAAAAGAAAAAAGAAAAATGATTAAAAAGTGGCATCCTGATATGAAATTATCATCGGACATCAAAACTGATTTTAAAGATTGTGAAAATTGCTTAAATACATTAAAACAGTTTCATTATAAAATGTCAGAATTATACAGCTAATCCTAATATTATATTAATGAAATAATTAATATAGATAATAATGTGAAACTATCTTGTGAATAGATAAAATAACATTAATTATTAAAAATATTTATATTTTAAAAAAAAAAAAATATAAGTGTATAATATAATGTATTCTCATATATTTAATCCTGTAAATAATAGATCATATTCAGTAAATTCCGAATTGGGTAAAAATATATTAATGAATTATCTTAATAAATTGGGTGGAGCAAATATCCAATCTAAAATATCAATCAGTAAATATACTGTTTTAGGATTTATATATTTATTTTTAAATACACTTAATTCTAAATTTAATATAGAAATAACTGATGACGCATATAATAATATAATTAGAGATATAGAAGAAGAAATACTTAATCAAACAGCTGGTGGTAAAAAAAACTATAAATATGGTCACCAAGGGCATTATAAATCTACAAGAAAAGAACGTAAATTTAAAAGTAAAATGGTAAAAAATACTCATGGACAACAAGTAAGATATAGTAATGCTCAATTAAAAAAATATCTAAAATCTACAGTTAATAAAATAAATAAATCTACTACTAAAGAAAAGAGAGCGGAATTTTTTATAGAGTTAACTGATTATATTGAAAACTCTGAAAAATATCACAGAATTTATAAACAATCTGATTTTGTAGATATAAATTATAATCCTATGGGGGAGGAAAAACGTTCAGTTTCTAGAGGTAGTAAACGTTCAGTTTCTAGAGTTAGTAGACCTACTTCTATGTCGAAAAATGTGATACGTACACTTTTAATAGTTTTAATGATTTCATCTGGAGCGAGTGCTATGGATAAACAATTTAAAGAAGCCAACAGAGATAGATTTCCGAATATTGATGATTTTGATGATTCTTTCAAAAAACCAATACCTGAGCGTCCTACACAAGATTCTGAACCTGATACTTCAACTGAAATTGTATCTCAAAATCAATCAAATGGCTGGGGTATTGTTGATAGATTTTTTGATTTATGGGGTGAGTCTAGTCAACCGCAACCCCCAAGGAAACCACCCGTTTTGGACCGCCATGATGATTTACGTAAGAGAGAGGCTGAAGTCGATAGATTGACAAAAAAAACTGAATATGAAAAAGCATTAAAAAAATGGGATAAGGAAATGAAAGAATGGAAAGCAGAAAAAGAAGAATGGAGAAGAAAGCAATTATTAAATATAAAGAAATTACATGGTAATCTTTTTGGTGACCAATTAAAACATGAATGGTTTAAATCATTAGTTGAAAGAGCGGACGCTAGAATAGCAATACTTAAAGAAGCGAAGGATGCAGCTATACAAGAAAATCAAGAAGAAAATGCAAAAGAAATAGAAGATTTGAAAATAAAACTAAAAGATGAGAGAGAGGCTCTTAAAAGACAATTTGATGTCAATATAGAAGAAAAAAAAATAAATTTAAAAGAGCGGAAAGAACAGTCAAAAGACAAACCTGAACTTGAAGATAAGGCTCAACAAAGACAAAATGCTGAAAAAGCTGAAGAGCAGGGAAAGAATGATGAATTAAAAGCTGCTTTAAGAGATCAAGATAATGTAATAGGTGTTATGAACGAAATTGTTCATAAAGAAGCAGAAATAGCTGATGAAGCTCAACAACAAATGAACCACGATAATCAACAAGCAAACTCAACAAAAGTAGATATAGAGCACACTGATGCATTAATAAAGGAAAACTTAGAAGAAAATAGAGATAATAACTTAGAAATATTAGATAATGAATTAGAAATATTAGACAGAACAGAAAAAGAAAGGGTTGAGAGGATGGAAATACGAGAGATTGAACATAAAGAAAAAATGGAAGACTTGAAGCGAGAAAATGCAGAGCTCAGAGCTTTACTCAACGCTCAAGGAAACGTGGTGGGTGAAGCACGCGATAAAATGTAAAATTTAAATAATTTAACCATAAAAAATTAACATTATCTATAAGTATAGACAATTTATTAAAAAAAAATTTGATTGTCTGCATTATATTTACTTAAAGGTATATCAAATCCTATATTTATAAAATGAGTCACGAAAACGAAACATCTAGCGTTCCGGTTCCAGAAGAACCAACTGTTAAAAGTATTATTGAATCTCTTAGAAAGCAATCTCTACAGTTTCAAGCTGATATTAAACTATGGAATAAGAATCTCCTGGTATTATCTAAGGAAATGGAAAGAGAAACTAAGAAAGCCAGTAAGTCTCGAGTTAAGCGGAAAGTTAATCAAAAACCACAAAAGGTTACAGATAAAATGCAGAAATTCATGAAGAAACACCCACCTACTCTAGATGATGGAGTTGAATTAGAGCATAATGGGATGTATACTCGCCAGGTAATGATGAAGGCTGTATCTGGATACATTAAGAGTGCTGATATTCAAAACCCAGAAAATAAGAAACAGTGGGGAGAAGCTCATAATGGAGCTAAAAAGGTTCTAACTCCTATCTTTGGCCTTAAAGAAGACTGGTATACTTTCATGCAAATTAATGGTCTGTTATCAAGAGTCGTAATCAAAGAATAAATATTTTATAATATAAATTAAAATTTTTAGAATTAATTAACTTATTATTTCCAAAAATTTTTTTTAATTATATTTGTTATATTTTTTGTTATATTTTTTGTTGTCGTAACAACATTAACCGCAGAATTGTAAACTAATTTGGAATTAGTTTCTTCTTCTGATTGTGAATTTGATAATGTTTTAGCTTTTTTATGGAAATAATCTATTATATCTCCTTTGTATGTTCTATAATTGGAATTTAATTTATAACTAAATTGCAATTCCGCATTATATGCGTCTTCTCCTGGAATAAATCTTTCTAAAATATGATTTTTAATAAATGTTTCATTTATATTGTAATTTATACTTTTGAGTTGGGTAAGTAATGTATAGATTAAATTTGTATGATTTCTTAAGCAATTATACGATTTAATACATAATTCTTTAAATTCTTTGTAAAATTTACTTTCTAAACCACCCAACGCATCTATCATCTCATAGGTTATTCTGAATTCAGGAGCTAATAATTTTGGGTCATCTCCTAATACGTATCCAAAATCAATGTTAAATATATTACCACTATTAGTAATCATTATATTATCTAAATGTCTATCACCTATACCTAATAAATAACTGATAACACAATAAGATGCACAACTTTTTGTAAAATTGGTTCTTAACTCCTGTGCGGTAATCGTTGGATTTTTTTCCATAATAAAATTTTGAATACTGAATTTATGAATTTCTTTTATACTATAAAGTGTATAAGAGTCTTTTATAAATTCAATATATCCAGAATTATTATAAACAGGCAATATATTATATGTAGTTATATTTAGATCTAAATTTAATTCCTTTAAAAGTATAGTATTAATAATTTTAATTATATTCATGATAATATATTCTTTTCTTATATCATCGTTTTTAATCATTATTTTATAATTATCACTTTGGTCATCAAAAAAAGGTATAGTTATAGGTTTAGTTTTAGAATCTATGCATGTAATATTATCTATATCTATTTTAACTAATTTTTTTTCGATATTAGTAGGAAGATTTATATTTTGTTTACTAAAATAATTATTATTAATAAAGTGTTCTATCATATCATTTTTTGGGTTTTTACTTTCGGTTAATATTTTAAAAATATTATTTGTAAAATCATACGATGAAATAAATAATTCATACATACTCGGCTCTAATAATGTAATAAACTTTTTTCTAAAATCACTATACATACTTTTATATTTTATATCATGTAAATTATTTGTTAATTCCCAAAAATAACAATTTGCAAATTTTATATTTTTTAAACATAATTTATGGAAAAAATCTCTGAATTTACACAATTGAGTATCAAAATTATAGTATATTCTTAAATTATAAACTAAAATATTTAAATACAAAATTAAATAATCGATATCAGCATTACCTAATATAGCAATAAAAAAATCTGTTATTTTTGTATCATAAATTTTATCTTTAATACATACTATAACATCTTCTACATCTAATGTGTTTTTGCAATTATTATTACAAAATAACTTGCAGCAACTTTTTTGCTTTTTAATATTTAGTATTTTTATAACATCTTTATTTGTTATATTTAATTTTTGCTTATTTCTTATTAATAAGATTAACCATTGAGAATGTCCTGAATAAAAACATCTATTATTATATAATATATTAATATCTTTCTGATTTAAATTATGATTAGGTAAATAATATAGTATACTTTTCAAATAGCTAAAATAATATTTAGCTATTTTATTCCAAGATTTGCATACTTGAGAAATTATAATATAATCTTCAATATTTAATGGTAATAAATCGAATATTTTGATTAACTTAAACAATTCTTTCATATCATCTATACTTTTGTAACATTTATAACATACCCGTTGTTCTTTTTTATTAAAATAATCAAGTATATTTAAATTCCAAGTTTCTTCTTTTAAATTATTTATACAATCTGGTATTTTACACCAAAAATTAGAACAATCATTACAAAATATTTTACCACAATTTCTACAGTGATGTTTTCTTATAATTAGATTAAATTTTTTATTGCATCTATAACAGTTTTCTACATTTTTATCTTTAATCCATATATATGAATTAGAAATATTTAAATTATTACTTTCTATAAATGATAGATTATTTATAGATAAGTTTTGACTATTCATATATTATTGTAATATTATAAGTTTAAATAAAAAATTGAAAATAAATAACAGGCAATAATGATTATAAAGATGCAAAAAATGATAATTATTGAACTATTCAAAAAAAAATATACAAGTAGAAAATTATCCAGAGCAATTAAATATTTAAATGAGGTCCAACATGAAGAACAAGAATATTTCATTAAATATTATTTAAATTCCTCATTGTTACCCGTAAATAACAACATTCTAAATTATGAAAAAAATGATAATAAACTTGTTTTATCCATGAGTAAAAATACTAACTTATCTGATTATATTAATTATTTAAAAAAAACAAATTTTTTTAATAATATAGTAAATAGGTTATATTACAATAAATTATTAATTTATTATAATATAATATATGAATAATTTACCGTATTTAGAAGATGTTCACAATTTACATGCCAAACATTTACTAGACAGTTTATTTCCTAATCTAGAAAAAAATAAATTTATAGTTTACGTTATATCAGTTATGCATATAATTGGAACTACAATGATTCAATGGGGAATTTTTTTAAAACCCAATTATCTTAAATTATATATCTTATATTTAGCTTTAATTCTTTTATCTTATTATTTGTTTAATAATTATTGTTTTATGACACTTTTATCTAGTGAATACACGAACACATATAGACCTGCGTTGTATATTAAAAAAAAAACTGCCAGAAAAATACTAATTATAAATTTAACCATAGCTTTTTTTGGCATTATTTTCCCTAAATATAGTCTTCACAACATAATAAAAACTATCTTTAATTATTAGTTTTTTCTTGTTTTATCTTTTTTGCTTTTATATTCCAATCAAATATATTATCAAATTTATAGTTATTTTTACTAAATAGGTCTAAAAATAAAGATTTTAAAAAATTATAATCTGGTTTTTTATTGTAAGGAAGTATACGGCTATATTTTATAAAAATTAAAAACTGTTTTGGGACATCTTCACATAATTCTTCTAAAGATGTATGTCTTTTCACTTTATAAATATTCTCTATATGAACTTTTTTATCATCTTTTGCATTTCTATTAAGTCCTTGCCAAGGTAATTTTCCTTTTAAAAAATACAATAACATATATCCTATAGATTCTAAATCATCTCTCCTACTTTGTATAATACCTTTATGGTTTCGTATACTGGAAAAACGATAACTACCAGTAAAACTTGAATTTTTATGATAAACATTATGATTTCCATTAGAATCAATATATTTTTTAGATAATCCAAAATCTATTATATAAATTTTACTTTTATTTTTCCCACTACCGATTAAAAAATTATCAGGTTTTATATCTCTATGTATTATATGATTTTCATGTAGTAATTCTATTCTTTCAATAAGTTGAATTGCAATTAATAATATTGTTTTTAAACTAAATTTTTTATCACAAAACTCAAATAAGTCGTCTAAATTTGGACCTAAATATTCCATTATAATTACACTTTTTTTATCTACAATACCTTTCCAATACAAATCAGGAATTCCATTATATATATTTAATTGTTTATATAATTCATATTCTCTTTTGTCTACATCTTCATTAGATTTACTTACTTTTATGGCTACAAAATGCTTATTTACATTATCATATGCCTTATATACATCTCCAAAAGCACCACTACCTACTTTTTTTTTTATAGTATACTTTTTATTTAAACTATCAATTATATTCATTAAGTTATATTTAGTAATTATTTTTTTTTTAAATTTAAACTAATAAATCATATATATATTTAAAGACTTATAAGTCCTCTATAAAATTGTAGTTTTTCGGCTCTTTTTTCTTTTTTATGGTTTTTGGTTTTATTAAGGATTGACAACCTATGTTTCGATAGTGTAAAATTTTATTCCAACAATCTGACATTTGAGATAAATTATTTTTCCACCAATTTTTATTTCTATATACTGAAATACATGAATATTTAGTTAGTTTCCAGGAAATTACTCTTGAAAAAATCTGTTTTGGGTTTAACCTATTTTTCAAAATTTTTACGCTTTCATAAATATAAGTTTGCCAATCTTTTTTACAATTATAATCCGTAGCAATCTTTTCTGGATACAAATATTTGTATTTTGTATTATCAATATATTCTAATATTATTCCTTTTTCCATATTATCTTTAGTTTTATTATAATTGCCATTATAATTATCTGTTAAAAAATCATTCCAATTTATATATTCTTCTATTTTACATTCTAAAAAATCACAAACATTTAAATCGCACACTTCTAATTGTTGTTGCATTTGATACCAATAATAAATAGGAGGTAATCCTACTATTTCTCTACATAATGGAACTTTTATTTCCAACATAGTGCCTGTTTCAGTAATACCATCTGGAGAAGCTCTAATAAATGAATGATTATTGTGTGGTAAAGAACCAAACTCAATTATATTACAATCATTTTTTTCGGTGTATAACAGCTGTGCTATATATTCATATTTTATTCCATGGTCACAATATTTATTTGACTCAAATTTTATATCGTTTTCACCAGATTTTTTGATTATTAATTTATTAAGAGAACAGAATGGATTTTTATTAAATACAGAAGCTAATTCACTTGCCCCGATTGAGTTTTTCCTTTCATGATGCCACTGTTCACTTCTTTGTTCACTTTGCGGTTTCTTTAATAATTCCATAACTGTTTTTGCGTGTTTTTCTTTGTCGTTTACAAATTCATAATTTTTATTATAATCCAAGAAATATTCGCTTATAATCTGTTCTAAAAATTCTTTGTAAATATATTTTTTATTGTATAATTCAATCATTATTATATAAACATATTCTACAATTTCATCTATGTTTTTAACATCATAATGTTCTATATAATCTTCAGCACACAAAACAATTTCGTCTATATTTTGATTCATAATATTTTTAAAATTTATATTAATATATCTATCAAATTTATTTAATGATTTGTGTCTATTATCTGATAATTTTAATATATATATATTTATATATATATTATGATAGAAAATCCAAGAATAATCAGTATATGTTCAATTTGTAAATCAAAAACAAGCACTTGTAAATTAATTCAATATAGAAAATCAGGTAATTATAGATTAATTTGTGATTTATGTTATACAAATCCATACCCTACTGATATTATAATTGATCTTAGTAATTACAATGAAAATCAGTCTGGTCAAGAACAAAATATTAATAACAATCAAACTTCTGAATGTGAAAAAATAAAAACTTGTTTTTATAATTTTTATTGTAAAACAAAAACGTTTTTACACTATATAAGAAAAAAATGTGTTAAAGGTATTAAAACTATAGGGAAAAAAATTCAAATAAAAGAAAGATTGCATTGTTGTAGAGTATCTAATATAGATAATGATACAGATAAGTTAGAAGAAAATGTTTAATTATATAAATATAAAAGCTATTTGTAAAATTAAATTTATACTATGGAATTTAATAAACCATTATTATCTTCTAATGATTTACCAAATTATGATGATTTATATAATAATAATAAACAAATAGATGGGAACGAAAGAAATTCTTTTATAAAAAAAGTTTATCTAATTGTTTATTTACAATTAATGTTTACAATAGGCATTTGTTCATTATTTATTTACAATAAACATATAATTCAATTTATGAATTCATCAGGAGGAGTAGCTCTTTTAGTTACAAGTATAATATTTCAAATTTTTTTAATGATTATACTCGTATGCACTAACTTACACAAAAAATATCCAATAAATTATATCATATTATTAATTTATACTATGTTTTTTTCTATTACGTTGGCTTCTTTAGGTAGTTATTATAGTACTAATACACTTTTAATAGCATCTGGTTCAACTGCACTTATTACATTAGGTTTAACCCTATTTGCTTTTCAAACAAAATACGATTTTACTGGGTATGGACCTTATCTATTATCATTTTTACTCACTATAATTTTTATGGGTATCTTATCTTTATTCATAACATCCCAATTTTATAATATTTTGTATTCATCTATAGGAAGTTTGTTGTTTTCATTTTATATAGTATATGATACACAATTGATAATTGGTGGAAAACATAAATACCAGTATGATTCTGATGAGCATGTCTTTGCTGCAATAAGTTTATATTTAGATATAATAAATTTATTCTTATATTTATTACAGGGATTTAATAATAAATAAATTTGATATTTATTGCTATTATTATTTTATTATTAACTATGGAATTTGATAAAATTATTGATAATATTAGAGACACAATTATAGAGCAAAATGTCCATGTATTTAAACAAACTACAGATATTAAAACTGAGGCTAAAAAAGAAAAATTATCGGCTAACATGCTTAAAAGTAACCAATATGCATTAGAATCCATTAAAAGGAAACAAGATTATTTAGTCTATAAAAGAAATATAAAAAAAGACCCTACAAAATTACAAGATAGTTACAACCTAATGAACAAACAAAATTTAAGTAATATATTAGAAAATTTAGAATATAATAAAAAATGGATTAAATTAGATCTTTATCAAAAAAAACAACAGTTATCAAAATATATAGATGAGTTGATAAGTAAAGATGTATTAAATATTAAATATAAAGAAGAATTGTTAAATAAATTAAAAATAGACTTATTAAATAAAAAAATCAAAAACAATAACATTGACTATGAACAAAATAAACAAAAGATAATTTCTATTTCTAATTTAGAAATATTAGAAGATAAGTCATATAGATTTATGTAAATTTGATTTAAAATAATCAATTATTATTTTTTTAAATATGACTTCACATTTTTTAGAAAAAATTCCAGATAAAACCTGGTTAGTTTTAAATACACAAATTCTAAATAAATTTAAATTATCTAAAACACTAATAAATGATATTTTTAGAAAAGGCTATAAAAATATATATTTAAGTTCTTCTATTAATACAAATAAGTTTTTTAAATCCTACTATGATGATATTAGATTATTAAATGTGAATGAAGTGTTTTTTAATATTGTTATGGTTGATTCTCTTAATCCGTGTGACCCTGATATGTTATCTTTATTTAAATCTAAAATAAAAATAATAGGTGGAGAATATAATTATATTAATACATCAGATTATTTAGCATGTAAAGATTTATGCAATCAAACAAACAAGGAGAAAATTATAAAAATATATTCCGAGTTTCCTATGACTAATCATTTTGATAGTCAATGGAATCATATGGATAGAATTTTAGATATATTAAATTTACCAAGACCACCCAGTCCTAAAGAAATAGAACTCATGAAATTGAAAAAAGAACGTGATAGTTCAGTATTTGGTCCTATAATCGAAATATTAAATAAATATTCCGTAAATAATTGGTGTTGTATCAATTCTCCATATAGACCAGATAAGATTAAACAAGATGTTTTTGAGAAAAAATATAATTATTTAGCAAGAAATTATATCAATGAACATATATTATGTTATAAATTTGAAGGAAAGGAATATATAGGGGGAAAAATAGTAAAACCTATAGAACCATTTTTGAGATGGGAATTTCAAAATTTTTTTGGATTTTTGCCTAGATGTGTTGATTTTGATAAAAATAAAACTCGTTATTTTTATCAAAATAAAATTACCCTGAGTAAATCAGATAATGATATATATAAATTATTGGAACCATATAAAACTCATAATTGGGATAAAAATTTTTTAAAATTTGTAATATGGATTTCGATAAATTATTTAGGTATATTAAATTCTCATAAGGAATATAATTGTATTAAAGAAATTACTGAAGTAATGAATTTAGAAAAACTCAGTTTAGAAGAAATAAATGATTTAATCTTTCCCATTCCAACTATTTAAGCTATTCTGATGTATCTTATTTTGAGTGTTTATCGATTAGTGTTCAGACTATTCCAATATTAATTAGTGTAGGTTTTGATTAATTATTATAATGAGTTAATTTTTTTAAAAATATTTATTTCTAAGTAATAATAAATGTTTCATATTTCATTTTTTGATTTAATTGAAATCTTAAAAGAAGAGGAATTTTGGAAAAATTTAGAAAATTATTATGAAAATTTCGATTATAATGATAAAAACTATGTCTATCTTGAAATCACCATAAATCTAAAATTAGATAATAAAGATAATAAAGTAAAAGAATATTGGTTTATAAAAAGTAGAGAGCTAGAATTTATCAATATATTTATTGATTATATCAATAACGAAAAATTAGATAAAAACATACAATTCAATATATATAATAGTATTAATACTATAAAAATAATTAAAGATTACAATACAATTGATTCAGATAAACATAATAATACAATAAAATCTATTTATTTTAAAACATTATTAGTGTATTTATTAGATATATTAAATGACTATAAAATATTAGGATTTAGAAAAGAAAAGTTTGATTTAAACAATTTACTAATGAACGAATTAATAAATCATTTTAAGGATGTAGTGCAGGACTTACCAAATATATACAGAAAATATATGGCTTGTTACAAAATAAGTAGTTGGTGGAAACATATTTTACAAAAACGGATTAAATAATTATTTACTTATATAATTATAACTATATAAGTAAATAAATAATTATAAATAAATATGGGTAATACTGAAAGTAGTGAACATCAAAAAAAGGATTTTTTTAATCCTATGTATAATTGGATTTTATCATTTCCTAATAAAGAATATGAAATTATAGATAATGAAACCTCTAAAAAAATTATAAATACAGATTATGATTCTAATAAACAATATATTGATTTGAGAAATAAATGCCCTCCTGTTCTTGATATAGGTAAATTACCGATTCATGCAGTTTCTACAATTACATCTATTTTAAATTATCAATTAACTAGAAATAAACTGAATGTTTTTCCACCCTCTTCACTATTTATTTATAAAAATAGTAGTTTCTATGAAAATGTTGATTCTCTTATAACATTTGATTGTATATTTAAATCAATTGAAAAATTTGGTTTCTGTTCAGAAATGGATTTATCAAGTGAAATATCTAACATAAAGGATATAAATATAGCATCAGATATTTATAAAAAAGCAGAATGTTATAAATTTATTAATGTATATAGAATCCAAAACTCAATACAATTAATAAAACATTTTTTACAAAATGATATGGTTCTAGCAATTGGATTTGTTATATATACAGATTTAAATAAAATATCAAATAATTTATGGATTCCTGATTTTAATAAAAATAAGAGATTAGGTGGAATAACTGGAATGGTTGTTGGATATTTGGACTCAAAACAAGAATTTATTATTCAATTAGGATTAGGTAAATATTTTGGAATTTCGGGCTATATAACGATGCCATATGAATACTTATCTGATAAAGATTTAGTTCCAGAAATATATTATATTGATTTAGATAAAGCCAAAATTGAAGGTTCTTTGACACAACAACGGGAAATTATTTCTTTAAATAATAATTCTAATAATTATTTTATTTAAATTTGATTTATCTTTCATTTATTATTGAATTTTAAATATATGACTGATGTAGCTAATAATATGTTTGATATATTTTCTGAATTTAAAGAAAATAAATCAGATTTTAAACAAAATACTAAAGATGTATGTAAAGGATGTAATAATTACAATTTAGTCTATGATGATGGAATTTATTACTGTTCACATTGTGGAATAAGTAAAAACAAACAGCTAAGTGAAGATATAGAATACAGATATTATGGAGAATTAGATAATAAATCAAGCAATCCCGAAAGATTAGGAATGCCTACTAACATGTTGTTACCTGAATCTTCATTAGGTTCTATCATTAGTTCTTCAAAATCTTCGTATAATTTTAAAAAAATGATTCAATATAATTCTTGGAATTCTATGCCATATAAAGAAAGGAGTCAATTAAAAGTTTTTACTGAAATAACTAACAAATCCAAAATATCAGGAATACCGAATATAATTATTGAACAGGCAAAAATATACTATAAAACTATAAGTGAAAATTGTATATCTAGAGGTTCAAATAGAAATGGTTTAATTGCATCGTGTATTTATATGGCTTGTCGTAAAGAAAATGTTCCAAGAAGCACAAAAGAAATAGCTGCAGTATTTAATATTAGTATTCAAGATATGACACGTGGAATAAAAAAATTTAAAGAGATATTCAGACTAAATGATATAAACATAGATAGTGCGGTTGTTTCAAATCCATTAGATTATATTGACCGATTTTGTTCTAATCTTAATTTTTCTAATGAAATTAAGCATATTTCTGAATTTGTTGCTATAAAATCACTAATATCTGAAAATAATATTGTTGAAGATAATACATCACCTTCCATAGCAGCAGGCTCAATATTTTTAGTAAATACGCTAATAAACAATAACATAAACAAAAAAAATTTAGCTAATGCCTGTAAAATTTCGGAAGTAACTATTTCGAAATGTTATAAAAAATTATATAAATATCGACAAGAAATACTACCAAAAGAAGTAATTGAAAAATACAATATAACTTAATTTATTACAGCTCGACCTATATCGCTTTCCCAATCTTTTTCTTTTCTATCTATATTAATATTTCTTTTTATAATTGCATCAGATATATATGGATTCATCATAACTTTTTTCATTTGAAAATTTAAACTATTTGAATCTTTAGGAAAACAAGTTCCACCGAATCCCCTTTTACCATCGGGTCCTGGAACATAACTGTGACTATGTAATATTCTTTCATCATTCATAGCTAATTTTCTTACGTTTTCATAAATTATATTTTTCTTTTCACAAAATTCTGATATTTCGTTGCAAAAAGATACTTTTGTAGCTAGAAAATTATTCCTCATCAATTTTATCATTTCTGCTTCTTTATTAGAAACATATGTAAGGTTGTTATATTTTATTTTTTTACTATAATATGCTATTTGGATTAAATTATCTATTATTTTTTTAAATTTTTCATCT